TGGAACAGGTAAAACTGAAACGCTCGCGGTATGTGCATTTCGTGATGCAAGAACATCTAGCGATGCATTGATAGCATTGTATGAGCCGACCTATGATTTAATTAGGTTGATTCTAGCGCCTCGGATGGAAGATAAGTTAAATGAATACGGCATCAGGTATAAATACAACAAATCTGAAAATATCATCTACACATCATCGGGCGGGATTGGTGATTTTGTTTTGAGAACGCTTGATAATCCATCCCGTATTATTGGTTATGAGTCGTATAGGGCTCATGTTGATGAAATAGATACGCTAAAAAAAATAAAAGCACACGAGGCTTGGGTTAAAATAATTGCTCGTAACAGACAAAAGCCTAAAGGTATTTTGAAACCATTCAATAGAGTTAGCGCATACACTACACCAGAGGGATTTAATTTTGTTTACGAAAAATGGAAGAAAAAGCCCGAAGATGGGTATGAAATGATTCAAGCTTCGACTCTTTCTAATCCATTTTTGCCAGAAGATTATGTTGATTCATTAAAAAAATCATATCCCGCACAACTTATTAACGCTTATATTGATGGACAATTTGTTAACCTTAAAACAGGAACAATCTATCATCAATTTAATCGAAAATTAAATCATTCAGATGAAGAAGCGACAGATAAAGATACTCTTTATATCGGAATGGATTTTAACGTTGGTAAAATGGCTGGGATTGTGCATATTAAAAGAAACGGTCAACCCATTGCGGTTGATGAGTTAATTAATATTTATGATACACCAGCGATCATCAATACAATTAAAGAGCGATATTGGAAATATAACGGAAATGATTACATCAAAAGCCGTGAAATATATATTTACCCTGACGCCTCTGGTGACTCGAGAAAAACGGTTAAAGCCAGTAAAACTGATATAGCACAACTTCGCGAAGCAGGGTTTACGGTAATTGTTAACTCATCTAATCCCCCTGTTAAAGACCGTGTTAACTCTATGAACGCTATGTTTTTAAATGCTGATGGTGATCGTCGATATTTGGTTAACACCAACAAGTGTAAGCGCTACACCGAATGTTTGGAGGAACAGGCGTGGGCAAGTAATGGTGAGCCTGATAAGTCATCAGACAATGATCATCCTAACGATGCCGCAGGATATTTTATTATTAAGGATTATCCAATTATTAAACCAAGTGGCAAAGTTACACAATTACGGATATAAATTATGGCAGACATTTCAACTCCAAATCTTGATTACAACAACATGATCGAAGCGTGGGATATAAACGACGCGCTAATGGGTGGAACGCTAAACATGAGAAAGCTGGGCGAGCAGTACTTGCCGAGGTGGGTCAATGAAGAGCGTGATTCGTATAAAAAACGTCTACAAGTGGCCACGTTACTTCCTGCTTACGAAGAAACGATTAAACAAAATGTAGGTCGAGTTTTTGCCTCACCAATTAAATTAAGCGATACAGTGCCAGCTAAACTGATTGAGTTTGCAAAAGACATCGATCTTGAAGGAACTTGTCTTGACGTTTGGGCGCAAGAGTTTTTCAGCATTGCTATGCAATATGGTTTAGCACATGCTTTAGTTGATTACCCTAGAATCAATAAAGAGGTACGAACAAAAGCCGAGGAAAATGCAATCGGTGCTCGTCCATATGTTGTAATGCTTAATCCTCGCCAAATTATTGGCTGGAAATCAAAAAATGAGGGTGGGAAAGTTGTACTCACTGAATTGCGCATTAAAGAAAATATCATTATAGATAAAGATAATTACGGTCAATCTCGAATCGAGCAAATCCGACACATTGAAATCGGGCGTGAATCAATATGGCGACAAGATAGTGAAAATAAACAATGGGCATTGCATGAAGAGTGGGAAACATCGAGAAAAAAAATCACACTTGTAACACTCTACACTAAAAAAACAGGGTTCATGAGGGGGTGTCCGCCATTACTTAATCTTGCTTTACTTAATATTAAACACTGGCAAAGTCAAAGTGAACAAGACAACATCTTGCATGTAGCACGAGTGCCAATCCTGACAGCTTTTGGGCTTGAAGATGGTGCAGAATTAACAATCGGTAGTTCATGCGCCACGAAATTCGATGATAGAAGTAGTCAGGGTCTTGAATACGTCGAGCACTCGGGTGTTTCAGTGAACGCAGGCAAAGAATCACTTGCTGAGTTAGTAGAGCAAATGCGGTTAGCTGGAGCTAAATTGCTTCGTGACCAAAACACTTCAACAAAATCGGTTGAACAAACTCAAGAAGAGAAAATGCAAGCTAATTCGCCATTATTCACAATGGCATCCTCTCTCGAAGATTCGCTAGATAATATATTAGATTTGATGGCCGAATGGATAGGGCTACAAAATGACGGCAATGTTGATGTAATTACCGAGGTTGAACTAGCTAGAAAAACAATTGATGCAACTGGCGCGTTAGCCATTCAATCGTTGCGGCAGTCTGGTGATATTCGTGATATTGATGCTGTTGTCGCTTATCAACGTTTAGGGTTAATCAATGCTGATATGAAGCCTGAGGATGTTATTCAAGAGCTAAAAGACGCAGATCCTAATTTGCTGGATTAATTTATGACAATTAACAAAAAACTACGAGATGAAGCAATCTCTCACCGCGTTAATCTAGTTGGTTATGAACATTACTTAATAAGAGAATCGCTTAAACTTCTAAATGTCGTTGATAAACAGTTAACAGCCCAGCTATATATTGCGTTAGATGATTTATCATCTAGTGAATTTAAAATATCACGACTTGAATCAATGCTTAGTAGCGTTAAGTCATTAAATTCATTTTCTGATTATCTCTTTGGTGAATTAAATGCATTTAGTGAATATGAGAGTAATTATCAATATTCACTGTTTGAATCGTTATTACCGGATATTGCTAAAGCTAAATACCCTTTAATGCAGATATCGCCAAATCAGTTATTTGCGGCGTTAAAAACAAAACCATTTCAAGGGCGCTTATTATCTGAATGGGTAAGCAATATCGAAGATGACAGGCTTAAACGTGTTACCAATGCTGTTAGAACTGGTTATGCAACTGGCGAAACCACTGAACAGATTATTAGGAGAGTAAGAGGTACTAAAAAGAACAATTATAAAGATGGCGTTTTAGAAACGAGTAATAGAAACGTATCATCATTAATTCGCTCTGCTGTATCTCACACAGCAGCCGTTTCTCGTGATGAGTTTGGAAAGGCTAATAGCGATTTAATAAAAGGCAAGCAATGGCTATCTACACTGGATACTAGCACTACGCCGATGTGTATTATTCGTGATTTAAAACAGTATACATTAGATAACCAGCCTATCGGCCATGACATTCCATACGGTGACGGACCGGGTAAATTACATTTTTGTTGTCGGTCTGTTGAAACGTTTATACTAAAAAGTTATCGAGAACTAGGGATTGACATTGATGAAGTACCGACAGGCACAAGAGCATCTATGGATGGCCAAGTTCCTTCTAAAACATCTTATCTTGAGTGGCTAAAAACGCAATCACAAGAAAGACAAGAGCAAATCTTAGGAGTAGAAAGAGCGAGGTTATTACGAAATGGGGAAATTGAGCCAGAAAAGTTTTTTACTCGTGATGGACACTTGTTAACAATTGACGAGTTAAACAACCAAAACAATCGATAAATAAATATTTATTAATATCTACAAGGTCGCTATATGCGGCCTTTTTTATTTTATGCCACAGAGCGGATACGAAGTGGTGAAACGGTTGGAAAACCACTAAATAGTCGGAAGACGGAGAACTTATGAAATTAAAAACAATTGATGTAAATGGCGCAACTTATGCAGTTATTGAAAATGGTAACCCTGTTTATGTACATGATGATGGCAAGGAGATCCCTTTTGATGCTGCAGCCTCACTTAACAAAATTTCAGCTTTAAATGGTGAAGCGAAAGCGCATCGTGAAGCCAAAGAAAAAGTTGAATCGGAGTTAAAAAAGTTTGCCAGCATCGCCGATCCTGCAAAAGCCATTGAGGCTTTGGACATTGTTACCAAGTTAGATCAAAAAAAGCTAATTGACGCTGGCGAGGTTGACAAAGTCAAAGCTGAAATCACTAAGGTTTATCAAACACAAGTTGATACAGCGAAAGCCGAAAGTGAAGCGTTAAAATCGCAACTTTATAACGAAATGATTGGCGGACGATTTAATAGTTCGAAATACATTAAGGATAAAGTGGCTATTCCACCTGATTTTGTTCAGTCACGATTTGGTTCATCTTTCAAGATTGAAGATGGCAAAGTCGTCGCTTACGACCAGTCTGGGAATAAGATTTACTCACGCGCCAAACCCGGTGAAATCGCTGAATTTGATGAGGCGTTAGAATTCCTCATTGATAACTATCCGCAAAAGGATTACATCCTCAAGGCTTCTGGTAATCAGGGTGGAGGCGCGCAACAAAGCCAACACCAAGCAGGACAAAAAACAATGAAACGTTCGTCTTTTGATGCTCTCGGCCCATTAGAGAAGCAAGCCGCATTAAAAGATGGCGTACAAATAACAGATTAACGGAGAATTTATATGTCTAATACCTTAACAAATCTTATTCCTACAATTTACACCGCGCTTGACGTCGTATCTCGTGAACAAGTCGGTTTTATTCCTGCCATTGCTCGTGATACAAAAGCTGATGGTGCTGCAAAAGGGCAGACCGTAACAGCTCATGTTACACCTGCTGCACAATTAGTTGACATTAATCCTGCTGCGACCGCCCCAAACGACGGTGACCAAAATATTGGTACTGTGAATGTGGAGATCACAAAATCAAAAATGGCGCCAGTTAAATGGAATGGTGAGGAGCAATTAGCAATTGGACCAACAGGACAATACAACAAAATCTTAGCTGACCAGTTCGCGCAGGGATTCAGAGCTTTATCTAATGAAGTTGATTCCGATTTAGGAGGATTATTTTACGGCGCTTCACGAGCGGCAGGTACGGCAGGTATCACTCCGTTTGGTGAAAAAGACGACTTAAGTGATTTTTCAGAAGCACTTAAAATTCTTGAAGATAACGGTGCGCCTCGTTCTGATTTGCAAATGGTTCTTGGTTCAGATGCAATGGCAAAAATTCGTGGTAAGCAATCTGTATTATTCAAAAATAACGAAGCTGGTACTGATGAGCTTTTACGTAACGGTATTATTGGTCGCGTTGAAGGATTTAATATTCACACATCAGCAGGTGTTAAACGCGTTAAATCAAGCGGTGCTACTGGCTATTTAGTGAATGGCGCAAAATCCGAGGGCGATCGCATCATCGCCGTTGATACAGGAAACGGAGCATTCAATGCTGGCGATATAGTGACTTTTGCAGGTGACACTAATAAGTATGTTGTCGCTACTGCAAGTGCTAGTTCTATTACGCTCTGCGAACCTGGATTACGTAAAGATTTAGCGGATAATACAGCCATTACCGTTGGTGGTGAATACGTGGCCAACATGGCATTTGACCGCGGAGCATTTTTACTCGCTTGTCGTACGCCAGCAATGCCGCTAGGTGGTGATAGCGCAGATGACGTAATGAATGTAACAGATCCAGTGTCTGGTATTACATTCCAAATTGCGTTATATCGACAATACAAACAAATCCGTTACGAAATTGGTCTAGCGTGGGGTGTTAAATCTATTGCACCTCGTCATGCGGCACTTATTTTGGGTTAATAACAGGGGCTTTATGCCCCTTTGGGAGTAAAAAATGGCTAAGAAAAAAGACACTAACGATACTGTTAATACAGAAGAACAAAAAAAATTAGAAGCACAAAAACTTGCGGAACAAGAAGAGCAAGCAAGATTGCAAGCCGAGCGTGAAAAGCAAGAGCGAGAAGCCGCTGAGTTAGCAGCTAAATTAGAAGCTGAAAAAAAAGATCTTGATGAGCAAAAAAGGCTAGAAGAAGAAAAAGAATTGGCATTAAAACGTCAGCAAGAAGAAGCGCTTAAAAAAGAGGCTGAAAAGTTAAAAAACAAACAAAAAAATACTGTCACAATGTTAAACCCTGTAGCTGATGCTGAACCTCATGAAGCCGAGGTACACCCTGACATGGTAAAACATTGGGAGCAAGACGGCTGGAAAGTTAAGTAGGTGAAAATATGCTTAATACTGATATTAACTCAGATGGGTTTAACAGTTATGCATCCGTTGATGATTGCAGGCAGTTTGCAATAAACAGGGGACTACCGATTCCGAAGGATGATGCTCAGATCATTATTTTGCTCAATAAAGCCATGGATTATTTGGAAATGCTGAATTGGAAAGGTAGCCCTACTAATAAAGCACAACCTTTATCATGGCCGCGCAAATATATTATCAAAGATTCTCGCGAAATCCCCAGCAATTCAATACCAAAGCGAATTATTGATGCGCAATGTTATTTAGCAATTCATTCTAATAATGTTGATTTTTTGCCCGTTATTAACGGAGGCGAAGAAGTATTAAGTGAATCGATTGCAGGTGCTTTAAGTGTTACTTACGCACCCAAATCTAAAAACGATTTACCAAAGATACCTTTTATTAATCGACTTTTGAATGGTTTTTGTTATTCCAGTAGCACAGCTAAAATATGTAGAGGGTAGCATGTCATTTTATTTACGCTCTAAAGAAGCAGCAACAAGGCTAATTTCAAAATACGGCATGGAATACTCAGTATTAAGAAAGGGTAAAGTTTCGATTGTTAACGGTAAAGAAGTTATTACCAAAAATCAAACCTTTACAACAATTGGCATAAAAACCAATTATAACCCGATTGAGATTGACGGAACAGTTATTCAGTCTGGAGATATTCAGATGGTTTTTTCTGCTGATGTTGAGCT